CGCCTTCTCCCTTGGAGCAAACCTCGGAGGCGGCTTTTGCGGAATCTACTGCAGTTTCGGGGATGCCGAGTGGAGGTTCGGATTCTCCCGCCACCAGAACAAGAGTAACTCCTGAGGGATACTCGTTTGAAGAGCTCTCATCTGAAAAGCCGTTTATCGAGGGCAGTATTGGAGACTTTGTAAGGGCCATCCCTTGGATTGGAAATGACATTGACGACTGGGCGCGCGCTTGGTCTACAGGGGCTCAGGCTCGCGGCCAAGCCGCTCCCGCTATGGACATGCTCATCCCTACTTACGGGGAGATGACGGGCGAGGACTTCAACAAAGAAGATTACAGAGAAGCCGCCGAGGCTTTAGCTGCCGAGGTCAGAAGGTATGAGAACTTTCGCGAAGAAAATGGAATCTCCGATGAGCTCATGGCTTGGAACAAGTCCATTCAAGAGAACGGTCACGGCATGTACGGGCTATTTAAAACGATCTGGGAGCACAAAGGAGACCTGAGGAATATAGCGGGCCAGTGGGCTCTTGAAAGCCTTTCTACTCAGCTTAATGAAGAGGGTATTGAAAAGGCTGCTGCCGTTCAGGCTGGTGGTATGCTTGCTGGTGCTCCATTGGGAGCGGCAGGTGTAGGTGCGGCTGGCGTAGCCACCCTTCCTGTTTCTATGGCTACACTTTCTGGAGTTACTGCTGCCACTCAGTTCCTTGTTGACGAGCTCAAACAGCGTGTTGGAGAAGATTTCAATGCAGAAGCCATTCTCGATGCGCTTGACGATGACACCTTTAGAAACACACTGAGAAAAGATGCTGGCAAATATGGGTTGGTCATAGGCTTTGTAGATGGAGTTACATTCAAGGCTGGGGCTGGGGTATCGAGAGAAATGGGGAAGGCTCTTCAGGGTGGATGGATGCCAAAAACAAGAGAGTTTCTTGCTGTTGGTTTTACCGAGGCTGAGGGCAGCATGCTCGGTGAGGCTGCTGCTAGCGAGGCTGTCGGTGAGCCAGCTACGGCAGAGGCGTTGTTCCAAGAGGGTGTGGGGGGTGCATTTGCCACCCCTATAACTATGACGTACAGAGGGGTACAAGACCTTCACAATCGCGGGATTGACAATCAGAATGCAAGTGTCATTAACCAGCTCAACTCAAGGGCTGTGTACACTGCAAATGGTCAAAGGGTGCAGAAGCAAGACCTCCTTGATATCGTCAGCGTGATGACAGCAGAGGAGTTTGAAAACGCAAACATTGAAGTAAAGGACGATCAGGCTACTGCAGATCTTATCCAGAGGCGCTATGAGCAGATAAAGAAAGGCGAAAAGGTAGTGCCTTTGCCATCTAAGAAACCAAACAAAATACAGCAAGCAAAAGACTTTTTTAGAAGAAAGGTTATCGACACCCTTGACCCCTTGGTTGCGCTTCAAAGGTCTGCTCAAGAAGCACGCGGAGAGAGAGTTTCCAGAGAGACAGATATGGATGCGGCATTTAGCATGTTCTCCTCTCGCACAGCGAACAGAATGAAGAACGTTATCAACGTAGCCCAGTCTATGGGGACAGCGTTGAAGGACGCAGGTCTTGACCCAGCCACTGCCAGAAAGGGGTTGGACAGGTTCTTGTATGCACGTCACGCACCCGAAAGAAACAGGGTAATGACTCAGCGTTACAAAGACAGAATCAAGCAGATCCAAGACGAAGCCAAGGACGAGAAAAGAAACATCACCCCAAAAGAAGAGAAAGAAATCAAAACTCTTGAAGGCTACATCGAAGAGAACAGAGGTAGCGGTATGTCAGATGCTGACGCTCAGGCATATATGGATGGTCTTACCCCAGAGGAGCGTGCTGGATATGAGGCTGCAGCCAAGTTGCACGACGAGGTTGTGGCAGATACCAGAAAAACCTTAAGAGAAGCTGGCCTTGAGTCCGAAGAGACTGTTGATTTGTTTGAAAGTCAGTATGAGTTCTACACTCCTCTTCGTGGGTTTGCTGAGCTAGACCCAGAAAAAGCTCTTAAGCAGGCAGACTTGTCTGCACCCAACGCTTTTGACGTAAGGGGCAGTGGCATTGTCAGGGCGGAGGGTCGTATCACAGAAGCTTCTGACATGTCAACAGCGGCCCTGAATCAGAACGCAATGACTCATATGCGTGCTGAAAAGAACAAGGTGGGTCGTACCGTTTACGATTTTGCAAACGCCAACCCCAACGAAGAGGTCTACTCTACGATGGATCAGGAGCAGTTTGGTAAACTGAAGCCGAGCCAGAAGAAGCGTGCAGTAGGTGTACGCATTGATGGAGAGACAAAGTATGTTGTCTTTGGAGAAAAGTATGCACAGCATGCAGCCCTTCTTCAAGACTTCAGCCCTCAAAAGATGGGTGCTTTTATGCAGTTTTTTTCTGCAGCGAATAGGCTGAGAAGCAAAACATTTACCTCTTTGAACCCTGAGTTCTTTATGCCCAACTTCGTTAGGGATATACAGGCTGGGTTTGCAAACCTTGCTGCTGATGCAGACCTAACGACTAAAGAGGGGCGTGAGCTTGTGGCTAAAACCATGAAGGAGAGCACCAAGAACCTTAGGTATATGCTTGGCTCTATGGTTCCTTCCGTTAGAGAAAAGATTAAGGCCAATGACCCAGAGTACTTTAAATTCTTACAAGAGTTTGAAGAAGATGGTGGCGTTACTGGATGGGGCTATGCCCCGAACATTGAAGCGTTGGCAAAGGAGTTGGATCAAGCTGCTGATTCAGAGAAAGGCAAAAGGGGTTTGGCTTGGATGGGGAAGAATGGACTAGAGATGCTGACCACAATGTCTGACGCTTTTGAAAACAGCATTAGACTCTCTACCTATGTGAACGCTAGGAAGATGGGGATCGCTCGTGATAGGGCTGCGTTTATGTCGAAGGAGGTGACCGTAAACTTCAATAGGTCAGGTGAGTGGGGGACAGCGCTGAACTCAACATACATGTTCTTTAACGCCTCTATGCAAAGTAGTAAGAGGCTGGTAAAAACCATGAACTCAAAAAGCGGAAGAGCTGTAGGAACAGGGATGGCTTTGACTGGAGCCATGATTACAGAATACAACAGGTCTGTATCTGGTGAGGACGAAGATGGAGTGTTGTTCTACGACAAAATTTCTCCATACGAAAGAGCTCGGAACATCATTATTATGAGGTCAAATGGCAAGGACTACGTCAAGATTCCTCTTGCGTACGGGTATGGGCTGTTTCACAACGTAGGGGAACAAGTCAGCAGTGTGTCTCGCGGTGGCCGCACAGCTGGAGAGGCCACATTTGAGATGGCTGATGCCACCCTTAGTGCGTTCTCCCCTGTAACGTTCGGTAGTTCAGATAACGCTCTTATCAAAGCTGGTAAAACATTTACACCATCTTTGGCAATGCCAATCGTAGACCTTATGGTTAATGAAGACTGGCAAAGCAACAGAATATACTTTGACTTTGAGGGAAAGGCTGACTCAGAGCAAGGCTTTGACTCTCCCGAGTTTGCCAAAGACTTTTTCCAAGGGTTGAACAAGATGACTGGGGGAACAGAGATTGCAGGTGGTGATGAGTTTTATTCTATCGACGTCAACCCAGACATTCTTACCTACCTGTTGGAGTCTTACGCTGGGGGTATAGGTCAGGCGGCTGTAAAAACAGGTGAAACCGTGGCGTCTGTTATCGAAGGAGAGGTTCCTGATATCGGCAGGTTCCCCGTTCTGTCTAAGTTCTACAGTAAAGAAAATTATGCACAGCTTACGGACTATTTTGACTATGCTGACAACCTAGAGATTGCAGAAAAAAGAGTCAAAGAGTTTAAGAACGATGAGATTAGAGAGCGATTCAAGGGCGAGGGTAGGTTCAGAGGCATCGGAGTATTGGAGACTACAATGAAGAAATCAAAGAAAGGAATCAAAGACCTAGAGGAGCAGCTCGACAAAGCTTATGCAAGCGAAAACAAAAAGGAAATTGAAAGACTTGAGGGGTTGATCAACAGAAACATGAAGATGTTCAACAAAGCATTTAGACAATACGTTGCAAAAACAGAACAGTAATGGAGCAGAAAAAGAAAATCAAAGACACAGGTCTTGGCAAGTGGCTTAAGTCCAAAGCACCTAACGTACTTAGTGTTGTAGGGGACTTGCTTCCTGATCAGGGTGGGCTAGGCATTGTCAAGAACTTGATTGAAAAAGACCCTGACGTAGACACCGCCGAAGGCACAGCTGCGGTAGATGCAGAGATTCAGTTTCAGAACAACGTCACCTCCAGATGGCAAGCAGATATGGGTAGCGATGTAAAGCTTGCTAAGCTGATCAGACCTATCACTTTGATTGCATTGATGAGCATGTTTATGGTGACGATGGTGGCCGACAGCATGGACAACTGGGCATTTAACGTAAAAGATTCTTACGTAGATTTGTTACAGATCCTTATGCTCACTGCATTTGGTGCGTATTTCGCTGGTAGAACCATCGAGAAAGCAAAGAAATGAGAGTAAGGCGCATGCAAAACGGGGGCGATGTAGAGTCATTGCTTAAAATGCTAGAGAGTCGCCGCGTTCCTCAACGCGCTGCTTCTTCAGCCCCCGCTGAATCCACAAAAAGAAACATTGCGCCACCTACTAGAGCTCGGCTTCTTGATGCTGACAGCCCCGCAGTTCGACCACGTCCAACAATTAGTCAGCGCAGCGTAGACTACGAGGACCCAGCTTCACTTCTTCAGATGGTGTCAGCCCCAACTCAAACCCTCGGGGCTTTGAACAGGATGGCTGTTTCTGGTGACTTCAGGAGGCCAACAGCTGCTGAGCTAGACGCTTTTGGGGAGAGGCCAATGGACCTCCCCATGATGTTTACGGGGCTGGGTGACGCCGCCGAGGTGGAAAGGGCCTTGGGTGCTGGAAGATATGGATCTGCTTTAGGAACAGCTGCGCTTTCATTTACGCCAATTCCTGCGCGGTCGATTCGTTTTCTAAGAGAAAATGTTCCTATGGTTTTTAGGAGCGCTGACTTTTCTGAGATCGCAGATGACGTGTTGATGGATTTATCTGAGGTCCCTGACGCACCTGTTGGTAGCGGCTTAAATGATCCGTTTGACATTGAGAATCTTTTTTTTTCTCAGAGTCAAGCTGCTGAGCGTGTGGCTCAACTAGACCCGTTACAGAAATCTGATTTTTTTGACGACTTTGAGGAGCTGGCTATGGGGCTGGACCTTGATCAACCTAAGCTGGCAGACCAAATTAGAAAAGCATCTCAAGCCCTCGAGGAATCTGCAGGTAAAATAGCAGCTGACATGGAGGGAGTTAAGTTCCCAGACAAGGTGTTTAGAACTGGAGGGGACAGACCCCTAGAGTTTACTCTTGACGCCGATGTCGGCATGGGCAGGATGGAGTATACAGGCTACGACTTGAAAGACAAAAGCAGCGGGATTACTTATGACTCTGTTGCTGAATACAAAAGAGCAGTAGGTAGGCAGCCAGATATTGCAGCATCCGCTGATATCGTATCAAACAAAAACAGAATGGACCTTGATGGCAAAAGGTCTTATGCGGACTATGCATTTAACATCAAAGTGCCTTCAGACGCGCCAGCAACAACAGCCTTGAGACTGATGCGTAAGCTGTTGAACTCAGTTCCCAACGGAAAGATTATTGAAGCGGGTGGAAGTTTGAGTGCCGACTCCTATCCGTTTGTGATGTCTGGCCTCAAGAGAGGGAAGGCAGAGCTGGCCAAAAGTGCTAGGGTGCCCTCGGGTGTATCGTACAAGCCTCTCAACGCTATGGGTGAGAACTACACATCTCTCCCCAAGATGCTCAATATTCCAAAGAAGGACGCTATGCAGTTGTTTGAAACAACAAAGGTCAATGTGTACGAGGGAATTTCAGTTCGACCCGAGGTATTGAAGCAGCAGCTGTGGGAGAAACACAAGGGTGCAATCAACGCCGCTCTCAAGGATTACGGATTGCCTCCAGCAAAGTGGGACAATGCAAGCAAGGATGTGCTTATGCCTCACCCATATCTTAAAAAACTTGAGGACTACAGAAGGGGTGGACGTATGGCAATCAAAAAGAAAAACAACAAATCGTTTGGCATAGCAAGATGATGTATAGAGCTCTGATTATTTTTTTGATTCCAACGTTTGCTGTAGCTCAGCAGGGATGGGTGTCTATTGCCATACAAGGGGACGCATACGGGAATGAGACTACGTGGTTGGTGCGAGACACTAGCAACGCCATAGTTGCAGGCTCTGCTCCACTGCAGGGGGAGTATCCATATGTAGAGGCATTCCTGCCTTTGCCATTGGGCGATTACACCTTTACCATCTATGACTCTTTCGGTGATGGAATTTGCTGTGGTTTTGGAGAGGGGTGGTTCTCTATCAACACCTGTGCTCTAGACACTACGGTATACGACTTCGGAACATCAGAGCAAACCATTCCGTTTGAGGTGTTGGCATGCCCACCTCCAATCTTTGGATGCATGCAGATGGGTGCCTTGAACTATCATCCATGGGCTACTGCCCCAGCCCCGTGTAATTTTCCGCCAGTGCAATGTGAGCTGGGCAACAACAACATCTTAGTTACCGTTACCCCTGATACATACGCTGCCGAAATTAGCTGGGAACTGATGACCCTGCCAGATAGCACCATTGCGGCAGAGGGTTCAGATTATTCGATCGTAGGTGTTCCAGACATAGACGCTGTGTGCCTACCTGTGGGCTCAGATTTTGTGATCAATGTCTACGACAGCTTTGGGGACGGGATGTGCGGCAGTTGCTATGGCGGGGTTGACGGGAACCTGTCAGTAACTACGCTGTGTGGAGATACGCTGTATTACGTAGGAGGTCAGACACAATATGAAGCGATATCAAGTGATACTATCACTATTGAACCATGCTTTCCTCCGATCCCTCAAGGATGCACAGACTCATGGTTTACAGAGTACGACCCCAGCGCTATCATTGATGATGGTAGCTGTCAAACAGAAGTAATCTTAGGGTGCACAGATCCTGATGCCATTAACTTCAGCGAGTACGCAAACACGCTTGAGACAGAAGACAACTGTGAGTTTACTCTTACGCTCACAGATGGAGCAGGTGATGGTTGGTTTGGTAGCTGGATAGGGGTTCAGCAGGGTGACGAAATATTCGGTCCGTTCACTATGCACCCGAACGATGGATTCGAAAAAGAAATTCAGATCCCACTGTACTCTGAGGAGATGACAAGGGTCATGTTTTTTACTCAAGGCAACGCAGAGACAACCGCCTCTCAGTGCGGGTTCTACTTTGATGGACCCAACGGTGTGTTCATGGAGGGTGGAACCAACCCATGGTCAGATGCAATTAAAAAGTTTCCATTCAAGTACAAGGGCACGCCTGTGTGTGCAGACTTTTGTGAGGATGCTGTTGTAGGGTGTACGCTTAGTTTCGCTTGTAACTACGACGCTGACGCAAATGTAGATGGGGACTGCACCTTCCCTATTGAATACTACGGGTGTGACAACGAATGCATCAATGACGCTGACGGAGATGGCGTGTGTGATGAGCTCGAGGTGATTGGGTGCCAAGACCCGACAGCTTACAACTACGATGAATCAGCTACCGACGCAGGAGATTGCGAACCTGTGGTGTTTGGTTGCACCGACCCCACCATGTTTAACTACAACGAGGAGGCCAACACAGAAAACAACAGCTGCATCCCGTACATCTATGGATGCATGGACCCCGAGGCCATCAACTACGACGAAGATGCAAACACAGAGCTCGATGGCTCTTGCATCGCTTCTGTTTCTGGCTGCATGGATCTTGACGCTTACAACTACAATGTTGAGGCAAACGTTCCAAACAATGACGATTGCTTGTATGATGCTGGCTGCATAACTGGGGCTGGAGAGCCATACTGGGCCAACGATTACTGCTACTCATGGGTAATCGAGGTAGACCCCTACTGCTGTGAGACAGCATGGGATGCGGTGTGCGAGGAAATGTATGACTACTGTGGGGCAGGTGTGACATCAGTGGATGTAGCAGTAAGATCACTACTTCATTTCTTTCCAAACCCAACACGAGGCTTGGTGAATATTCAGGCACCGATCGGGACCGTAATCACCTTGTTTGATGCAAGGGGAAGAGTTATTCAGACCACGACACGGAACACTGTTGAGCTGCCAGTTTCTGGACCGTATGTAATCATGGCGAACTACAAGGGTAGAATCAAGAAAGAAACAATCGTGAGACAATGAGACCCATCAAAAGAAAAAAGAAAAAAGACCCTGTAGATTACAGCACTCCATACGAGGGCGCTATGGGTAAGAGCAAAAGTCGTCAGGCTGCAGAAAAGATGTGGTCGAGCAAAGCCTCCAAAGAAGAAATGCAACTTGGCTCAAAAACAACCATGGATCAAGACGGAAACTACATAGTTAGAACTAGACTTTCATCGAAGGCATGAAGTACTTTATTTCAACCGTTTTGTTTTTTTTGCCCTTGCTTTTGCTTGGGCAAAGCGACTTCTACAGAAATGTGCTGAGAAGAGCTACCTTCTACGCAGCTGTAAACGGAGGTAACTCTGTGTCAGATCAGGACGTGTTCTCCGTAGCTACAGGGCCTCTTACAACAGACATTGTCGAAACGCCTTTTGATTACTCCCTGACGCTTGGGGTCAGAAAGATTGCAAGGTTTGGGTACGAGAACAGAGCCAACATCTTTTACGACGGCACAGAAAAGACATACGGGGATGCTGCTACGGTGGGCAAGTACGATGGGTTTGAGTTCCTTGCTGAGGCTGACTGGCGCAGGCAGCAGGGAAAAAACTTTCTCGATCAAGATTACTTTGCTAGATATGTGGCTGACGACTGGGTAGCAAAGGTAGAATACCTGCAAGACGGCTTTGCTGATGTTAGATACTTCGAGGCTTCAGAGCGGGGAAGATTGAAGATCGGCAAGAAGCTGTCCCTGAATGCAGGGGTTGTGCAAAGAATATCTGAGCCCTACGGCTACGACCCGCTGCAACAATGGCTTCTGGACAACAACCAGATACACTACACCGCCTTGGCTTTGGAACAGGGGTACAGCGTTGATGTAAACACAGGGGAGTTCTTTTCTCCTAGTGGGGAGATCGTTGCCAACGATCAGGCAGTATGGGAGCAGGTAGTAATCCCACAGGTCCTTGACGATTACGTTGCTGAGAAAAGATCTGAGCTTGAAAGCCAGTGGCTGTACTCAGCCGTGGTGGGGTTCGACTTTTACCACTATGAAAAAGATTTTTGGTTGCACTCGTGGGGCAACGTGATGCCCTACCACCTCGACACAGGTGATGAGTATTCGTATCACAACTTTGTGAACAGCAGCCAGTGGGTGGACCTTGGCTTCGGATTGGTGTTCGGGACTAAGATTACCAAGAGCCTTGGCGTATTCGCTGAAGGCAAGTACAACAGATATTGGAACAGGGAGTGGCACGACTTCTCTGTGGGACTCAACTACATACTACTGTAATGGCACAACAAATCGGAGAAGACACTAAAGTAACGTTAGACCTTAAGACAATAGGTATGGCGGCAGCAGGCATAGGGACAATCGTAGCCATGTGGTTTGCCTTGCAGGCAGACATTGCAGAAGCAAAGGAACTTCCTGTCCCTCCTGACCCAGAGATTACGCGCATGGAGTTCGACATGAAGGACCAGCTAGTGCGCCAAACTATTATGACCACTCAGGAAGACGTGACTGAAATCAAGCAAGACATTAAACGCATTGAAGAAAAAATAGACCAACTAAAATGACAAATGAAAATCCTATCAGCCCTATGTGTATTCTTTGCATTCTTATTGGCGGCGGTTTCTGTAACGCCTGCAGATAATATTGAACTATGTGGATCGGGAATCTGTGTTGTTGAGTTCAACGCTAGCTTCAACTCACAGAACAGCGTACCATGGATCGAAAAGCTAAACGACTGCGAGACTGCCCGTGTGGACATCGCTACTGCTCCAGACCTTCAGAAGAAGCACAAGATTGTTGTCGTCCCGACGATTGTTGTTTTCAATGAGGGAGAGGAACAGGAGAGGTTTCAGGCGAACATCATGATGACATTGGAAGCGACTATTGACGACGTTCAAGGAGCCGTTGACGACATCATGTTGAACGACTTTTAAACCCACGTCACCTTAATTGTGAGGGCCGTGTCTTTGAGGTCGTGAAACTCTTCGCGCACCAACTTGTCGATGATTGGGTAGAGGTAGCAGTGCAAGACTTCGTCCTCAGTGGTCTCAGTCATCACACGTTGCAGTCCGTTTTCCCCAATCCCCGCATCAATGTGCACAAACCGAAAGTCCTTGGACACTACGGCTTTTACAACTTGATGGTACTGCCTATCGGGTTTAAAATTGCTCATGGCTAGACTATTGGTGGCTGTCGAGACAGCATTTCTAAAAAGTCAACCATGTCAATAACCCCGTTCCCGTTGAAGTCCAGCGCATACGCATCATCCTCGGGATCGGGAGATGAACCATAAGCCTGAAGCAGCAACAGCAAATCCATTATGTAAGTTGACCACATTGGACTTACAATACGTGGAGCTGTTGAAAAAAGTTACGGCCTATCAACCCTTACCCTAATAACAAATACATCTGGGTTGTCGGTGCTTACTAGGGTGTACTTAGTCCCCATGTAGTCATAGTATGACGTGTTGAGCACCATCTCGCGCTCAAAATAAGACACAGGGTAAGCCCCATCCCAAACCGTTGGCACGATCAAGTCAAGATTGAATTTTTCAGGGTGTACAAAAACCTTTTTAGGAGTTGCACCACACCCAGTCAAAAACAAAATAGCCAATACTGTTTTGATAATCTTCATCAACACTAAACTATGCATGCACTTAAGTAGCTGCAAGCCAATGCCGTATAATGATTATTATGGGGTAAAGTTAGTAGTGATTTAGATCCCTAAAGTACAGCTTCCTGCAGTCTGAGTGCTCTGGCCACTTATCATCCTCTTCAACCTCCCCTTTCTTGACCACTCGTGCTGTATCCCAGTATTCTTTCTTGTCCATCCATCCAATGATCCAACCCCTCCACCCTGTGTCGGTGAGGTTTACCTGCGCGAACACGTAGGTATCACACTGCTGGTGACTTCCGCTTTCATTTATGTGGACGCTGTACTTGTCTCGGGGGTATATCCTCTTGCCTCTTCTCTTGGTCTTGACGTCAATGGTGTAGCTACCAGTTTGTCCCTTCCACCTAACAAAATCGTAGTCCTTGCAGTTCTCCCTTGTCAACCCACTCAAAAACTTCTCCGCCATCTCCTCCCCTAGGTACCCAGCAAACCTACTCTCTTCGCTCTCGTCAATTGTCCACCCGTTGTTTCCGTGTGTCTTTGTGTTTGACTCGGCTCTGCGAATCATGTCTTCAGTTATCTCGACCTCGTGGTATTTCATTGAACTCTCTGCATATGCTTTTGATTAGATCTAATTCTTCAAACATTTCTTTTCTCAAGGACATTAGCTTGTCCAAAACCTCGTCGTAATTAGAGATGGGTTCTCCATCAGCATTGTGCAGGGACTCATACATTTCGTTTATCAATGCATGCACCCTCAAGCAACCTATGCTGTAGTACTCACTAAGACTTTGCTTAGATCTCTCCATTCTTTATTGACGTAAGGATTTCTTGAATGGCTTGATCGACCTGACCACTATTCTTCGCGAGGAATATAATGGTTTTTGAATCTGTTCCCATCAGGTGTTGCATGAAAAGTTTCCATCTCATTGGAAAGTCATGGTGTGATGGGAGGTATCCTTTGGTCTCGATAATCCAATCGTGATCCCTACCTACAAAGTCTGGCTTGTATGTAATCGGACGAATCAAAGAGTTGGACCTGTCTGCCATCTCTTTGCCCTTAGCGGTCATCTTGAAGTACTTGTTTTTGAACCTGAACTTGTCCATCAGCACGTACTGATGTTCCTCATAGTCAAAAGCTAGCCCGTATTGCTTGAGTTGATCCGCACAATACTTTTCAAGAGAAGAAGCATATCGGCCCAGCTGCTTCTTACGAGCGCTGGACCTCTTTTTTGTTGTCTTCCTCTGTCTCTTCATCTATCGAAGGTATCAAAGGAAGTTTTAGAAATCAAGGCAGTGTGGAAAGGAAGTCGTCATTGATCGGCATCTGCACAGCCTCCTCAAAAACAAACGTGTTGAAGAACGCGCTCTTTCCAATCCTTGTGTTGAAGCCTGTGTGTGACAAATTCATGACAAGATAGTACGGGTCTTCCAGCGGTGTTGGCGACCCTCCCGTCTCTACCTCTCGGACTTTTCTTATATGCAATTCACTCATCCTGCGTATGTTAGGGTCCATTGCTTGAACCTTTCGATGAATAGTGATGAAGCAATCTGCCCTGTTCACAAACTTTCCCCCACCCTCTGTGTCCTCCGCGTATGGGGCCACGGGCAATCCATCATCTCCTTTGCGTCGCTGCGCTTCTGTCACGGCGTGCATGTTGAGCCACACTGCCACATCATGCGCCTTGCTGAACGTCAAAAGCTCTGACGCTGCCTCATAGTGATACTCATGAGACGAAACTCCTTTGCCCCCCATGTCCAGCTTCAGGCTGTTGTATGGGTCTATGAACATGGCGTCAACCTCCTGCTGCCTCATGATCTTCTCCATGAACACAATCAAATCGCTGTAGCTGTAGACCTGATTGTTGTTGATGACGGTGAAGTGATCCTGCACCCAGCTGTATGATTTCTTTCTTTCCCCATATGTCATGCTGGACACAGGCTTGTCCAACAAGAACTGCATGATTGTCATCTTGATTGTGGCTGTCTTGTTTTCAGACGAGTACAGCACCCACCGCCACCCATGTCTGATCGCAGAGTTCGTGATGAGATACAGCATCGTTGTGGTCTTGCCAACATTTGAGTGTCCGTTGACAATCACAAACTCCTTCTTGTACCTGAAGTGCTTATCAAACAAAGGCTCTCCTGTGTCCAAGCCTATCTCAACCTTTCCTTTAGAGTAATCATCAATCCATCGGAAGTCTTCGTCACCCGAGGATATGAAAGACATGTCTCCGTCGTTGAGCCTGAGTTCCCGTTGAGCCGACTTCTCATTGTCAATCAAATCTTTGATGGGCATCCCCTTCCCGTTCTCTACCCCATCCATGATCGTTTTCATGGCATGCTCCTCAGACTCGATATCCCTTTTGCATATCTCCCTGAACAAAACGCGGACAGCCTCGTCCTGTTCCATCCTACCAGCAGCTATGTACCCGCCGCACAGCCTTGATGCCTTGACCAGCATGCTGTGCTTCTCCCCATCCTCCGCGTTGCGGATCATGCGAGCGGCTAGGTTGAGCTTCATGTAGTCGGTGTACTTGTAGCTCTCGTTGGAGGGGACCTGAGCTTCAGCCATCTCTGTTGTGAAGTGGCCAAACTTTTTGCAATCATCCTTGATGATGATGTCTGGGTCGTGTGACTCAAAGCAAGCTCTCGACTCGTTGATCCCTGACTCGTCTAGCTCTAGCCCATGGGTCCTGTCAAAGTATTTGACCAGTGCCCTGAAGTGATCCCTGTGCCGTTCTGGATTGGTAATCTTCACCAGCGCCTTGACACCAGTTCCACTAGGCGAGGTCCAGCATGAGTAAACGTAGTCGTCTGTAGCCAAAGACCTTTTGGTGGAGTCTACATCAACGTGGTCAAAGTCCAACACAATCAATCCCGAGTGCTCAAACAGAGCGTCGTCGTTTCTAGACGAAAACTCCCCGCTGAAACAAACAACGGGGAGCTCTTTCTTTTTGTCTTTGTTGCCTGACCTTATGCTGTCAATCTTCGTACTCGACTTTCCATTCTGAATGCGTTGTAGTGCGGTTGTCAGGTGGAGGTGGTGTGGATTCTCCTTGTCGAATACGTCTTTGAATATCGTTACTTTCATTGTCTTTTGCGATCATAAGGAGGATCAGGTAGCCAGCCAGATCTTGCAGAGTATCCTCTGTATCGTCGATGTAGCCCGCGTTCATGATCCGCTTCAACTTGTCATCAATCCTAGCCTTTATGCTAGTGACAGCATTGCATTTAGAAAATACGTTCAGGGGTTCAAGAGCCGCGTCCCCATAGCGTGCGTTCTTGTTGAGAAGTAGGTTCTCAATCTTCTTGCACTTACTTTTTATCTTGCTCCTTGTGTTCATTCAACGTGAGATTAGATGTGCCCACAACTTTGGTGGAAAGTACTTCCCTGATAATGATATGCTTGTCTGACTTTGCATTCTTGCCGTAAAGCTCTTGCTCAAGGCGATGCATTGTTTTGTAATCGTGTCTTGTGATGTCGCTAGGGTTGCGAAACACAGACACTACCCACACGACTCGCTCGTGCACGACCTTGCGTTTTTTGAAGGCGACACGAGCGGTCATGTAGTAGATAGGGGCTCCCTTAGAAAGGGAGGTCATCGGTCGCTGCCGCTGCTTGCTTTGCTGCTCGCTTATCCTTTGCCGCTTGGCTGTTTGGATCGAACACTCGGCAGCATGCCTTGCCGCTCTTGGACATGAACATGGTGACATACAAGTTGCCACCCTGCCCTTGCTCGTTGCGCTTGGTTGCGTACTTCTGGATCATTTCCTGAAGCTCTGTGTCTTTAAATCGGACACTCCAAGACATCAACTGCCCGTCATCATTGTGACGAGGCTCTTCGGCGTACCCTACGAGTACTGAATCATATTGCTTTTCGCTCATTAGTAAAATAGATTAAATAAAAATTGGTCTACGGTATAGATGATTATGCCGATGAGGGCAAACTTACGGAGTTTACACCACAAATTCTGCATAATGCTTCTCAGTTTTTTGATTGGTTCTCAGCCAAGTCTGTATGTTTTCTACTGCCTGATGGTATTTCATCTCCCCTGAAAACAGGGTTTCTTCTGAGCACTTAACGTCCGCAGGATAGAACGGGTATGCCTTCTCCTGAACCAACCACCAGAACTCTTTTATGCCAAAGACCTTTGTGTAGATATACGCTTGAATGTCATAGCTGAATGACCGCACGTCATACCTGAACTTTTCAATGGATCGGGATGACTTCGAGTCAATGATGCTGTCGTCTTGAAGGCAATCAAGATACCCTTTCAGTGGCACGCCATCAAGGTCTACGTTGAACTCAACCTGATACTTGCCTCCCGCGAACCTCTTGTCGTACAGCCCGCAGTCCTTGAGTCTCTGAATCATCTCGTGCGCCTTCTGCCAGTCCTCCATGGACACTAGCTCTTTGGCTTCAGCTTTCTCTGCTTGCTCAGCTTTCCATTCTTTGTACTTCTTCGTGGCTCTAGGATTTCGTCCACCGATGTCATCGACAACCAAGCTATCGTCAAGAGGAAAATATAAGTCATGGGCTTTTTCAGGTTCAAATAGAAGCATGTCATACAGCGACCCAAAGAACAGAGCTTCGGATTCGCGCTTGAGTTCGCCCTTCATGTACATCTCCCAGAGACGCATGTCTCCGAGTGCATACTTGAGTGACGAGTAGGACAGGTGAGGCTTCCCCACACGATCCTGTAATTGTTCTCTCATTGTCATTTTTTCTTCAGGATATACTGGGGCTCCCGCCCGTTTTTAATTAGCAACATATCGACAGCCTTCAGGGCATCTCGCTCAGTCATGTAGATTCTATCGAGCTTCTCGTGGTTCACCTCCTTGCGGACATGCCAGCACTCGGCGTCATCTGCACTGCACTTGTAAATGCCTTTATCGACTTTCGTTTTCTGCACCAAGTTCCAAGGGATAAACTTCTTTGTGTTTCCCCCAGTCTTGTTCGGAACAAGCAACCCCCTGTTGTTGCAGGTGATTACGTCTTTATTTTCTTTCACCAAAATGTTGTATCTACAAAGTCATCCAAGTATGCTGCATCAGTTTCACCGCAGTGCTTGCAGGTAATAGCAATGGTTTGAGACACATCAGCATTTTGTATCTTCAAGCATCTGCTACACTGAACAGCTTGAATCTCTGGTTCAATAACTTCCTCCTCAACCTCTTCAACTTCAACAACTTTTTTTCTTGGTATGGCTATTGTTTTGTAGTTGTCTTTGCCAAAGATTTTCTGTAAGTCTTCGTCACTGAACAGCGACTTGAATGGCTTGCCGTCTATCAAATTGCTCAACGAACAAACTTCTTGAGACCCGCCTTTTGCTTGTCTGTGAGTTGATCCCCGTACTTCTTCAAGATGCTGTCGTATGCTTTCTGCTTGTCTGTCTGCGTCTTGATGTACCCCACAGCCTTGTCCATGATGTTCTCTACAGGTGCATCAAGAGCTTGAGAAAGCTTTTGCACATGCGGATTGTCTACCATCTCCTGCTGTTTGGCAATGGCTTCTTCCATCTCATTCGCTGATGCAATTGATGTGTCGATTCCAATCCCGAGCATAGCAAGGGCGCGTCCGACTGCGGAGGTCTCACAGTTCTCGACATAGCTTGTCTTGTTGATGTTGGATGAACCGCGCACCTCGTGTGCATGGCCTTGAGCGATGACGTCCCCTTCATCGTTCACAATGGTGCATTTGCACAGGCACTGCTCCGAGTCAATCATAGGAAACTCTGTGCGGATACCCCAAAGGTTGTACTTGTCTTCCTGACGAAAGAACTTGATGCGCTCGTTGACTTCAACGTACGCTTTGCCACGGATGTTCGTGGTCTTGAACTTGTAATTAGACATGAATTAAAAATTGATTACTTGATCTCTTCTGATCTCGCATGGCGAAGATACAGCTCCTGTTCTCTTGTGTCCAAATCATTGATGAGTTTTTCTTTGATTTCCTCGGCCCATCGGATGATTTCATTGAGGTTTTTTAGTTGTGTTCTTGCTGTCATATATGTTTGTGTCATTGGTTCGTGTCCTAGCGCATCAGCAACCTCAACAGCACATTGAAGTGCAGTCGAGAAGTACATCCTGTACTCTGGTGACCACCTGAAATAGCTCTCGTGCTGCTTTGTGTAGTGCACTATGGAGCTGTGGTCCATCCCCATCACCTTGCCTATTACCATGACGGAAGCGAATGGCTTGACTCCGTTTGCTAGTGCCGCCTTGTGCTCAACGTTGTGTCTTTTCCTACTGTTTGTAATCTTGTAGTGCATACGTTTTTGATACAGCTTCATGGCCTGCGATACGAAGTCAATTCTTTTGTTACCCGTTTCCATTCACTCTGTCTTTGATGTACTCGAATATGGATAGGTAGTGCGCGATGATGCGTGCTCCTCGAACATGGTTTTCGTTTACCACCTTGATCACCTTGGAGTACGGGACAGGCTTCTGCTCGTGCTCGATGCCTAGCTGCAGCATGTCCTCCTCCATGTCCTTCATGCAGACTATCTCCTCAACCTGTTCTTCCATCGTCTCTGTGATTGCTTCTATCAGGTCCATCACAATGTGAGATGGCCTGCGGTCAAGGAAAGAGTGCGTGTCCATTATCTCTAGGTCGGACATCACCATGCTTCTAGCCGCGTGTATTACCTCGTCTTGCTCAACGACGTCGTCGTCGGGTTGCCATTCGAGAATGTGTTGTATCATGCTTGACGTTTTACATAGATGTTTTGTGGGGCCTTGTCAAAGAATGCCAGCAGTGCAGGGCATAGCCAAAACTCAAAGCCATTGCCTTGTGGGTATTGCTTGAAGTACTCTACGTTGTAGAAGTGTCCATCGTACCCATCGCCCCTGTTCAGTGCGACATGCAGGTCATACTCAGGGATAGGTGTAGCACCGAACACGATGTTGCAGGTGTCCTTGGATTGGTCCATGGCAAACCCGCTCATGAAGTCAAATACAACGTCAGCTCCTGCCACGAAGGGTTCTTCTCTGATGTCTCGACTTTCGTCATCGAACATCCATGTGTTGTTCTTTCGGTATGCGTTTAGGTTGAAGAGTGCGTTAGCCATAGATGGTTTTGTTTTTAGTTGTCATTTTCAAAAATTCTTGGTTGTCTACATTCGTGTCGTCGTCTGTAAACCAGTAGGGATTCTTACGAGGGTTGTACTTGTATTGCGTCAACCCGTCCGTGTCTGTGAGATTTGACGATGGGGATTTCAAGTAGTTGATGTCTACCATGTCGCAGTCCACCCAAGCACAAACAGTTTTGTTTGAGCCCTCAAAGATTCTCCGAGCAGTCGATGGTTGATTGCCAAGCTTTGCTTTGTACATGACAATCTCCACTTTCTCGGGATCATAGTACTCTCTGTGTGTTCCGTTGTGCCTGTCTGTAACCTGCCACTTCTTGTAGTTAACACCTTTCCCAAGGTGAAACCTTACCCTGAATCTCTTTTTCATTTTGCTTGGTCATCGACTCCGTGGATACGGCACTCGAACTTCTCGGCGGCACACAGGTTGCTGAGTGCGTCAGTGACGAACCCTTCGTCGTACCGCCCAAGCTTGCCACGCATCCAGTCAAGGTCAAGCTCGTCGTCGAGGTCAATTCGACGCTCGAATGTGACGTGAAAGTCACCGACGTATTCGCTTTCTTCGACGCGAACCTCGCTGCCTTCAAGCTCTGTACATGCGGCCTCTACCCCGTGTTGCACACCCTCACGGAAGATGGCGATAGCCACGGCCTTGGGGATGACGGGCATAGTAGGGGTGTCTTCACGAAGGCGCTCAAGGGCTGCTGTCTCTATCTTAAGACACTCTTTAAGGTTAGCAACCTCACGTTCGAGGGCGGCCTTGTCGAGGCGGGCCTTGTCCCGCTGAACCTTGAGGTCAGCTACCTCGTCCTCTAACATCCTGATGTCGTCGTACTGACCCTGCACCTTAGACTTGAGTTCAGCAACCTCACGTTCGAGGGTGGCCTCACGATTTGTTTGTTCGACGATTTGGATATTGAGTTCGTCGTTGCGCTCTTCGAGCTCCTGCACCTGCTTGGTCAGCGCCTCTTCACGTCCTGTCTGTTCTTGATAGGCCGCTTCCATGCTGTCGATTCTGTCGAGCACCTGCTGTGTATCGTACTTGATGTCCGCAACTTTGTCGCGGAGCTGTTGGATGTTGTCTTGATTCATTTCAATCATGTTCTTCGATTTGTGTGAATTTGAAAATAAAGTCTTCGAGTTCGTCGGCAAGATTTTCCATATCGGTATGGAGTATCACTTCTTCGCGGTCAACGAGTAGCTTGTGCAGCTCATTGTATGCACCCGTCTCATTGAGCACGTCGCTGATTCGCTCGATAAGTTCTTGCCTCTGATCGTCATCGTAGTTGATTGTGTTATTCATTGTTCGTTCTTGATTGGGCAGAGACGTAGCTCGTGCATTTGTAGTCCCGTTGATGTGCCGTCTATAAAATTCCACGAAATAGGGTCCAACGTGAAGTCGTACAGGTCTTCGTAAAGCGTGGTGTCATGCACCTCGATTACTACCTCTGCTTCGTCAGGGTATTCTGCGATGAGGTCAAGCAGTTGTTTCTTCGTCATTAGATAGATTTTACGTTAGTGTCCATCCATTCCTTGAGGTCATCCTTGTCTGCATCGTAGCTGTCTGAAGCCTTGGGTTTGGGGATACGGAAAGCGTGCATGCTGTAGTCGTCGAGGTCGATGAATGCGTGGTCGCGGTAGTACACAGAGGATATAAAGTCGTTCAATTGGTCCATGTGATGGTCTCGGTCGCAGAAAGAGTTGTTGCCGTTCATCTCTTGAACGTCGGATGCGACACGGGCTACAAGCGACATGTCCAATGGTTGGTAGTCCCATGCCATGCAGTTGTCCAGTTGGTCCCACGTCAGCCAACATGATTCTGTGCCTCGTCTGTGTGGTGGGTACGGGTCATCGAACTCCACACGCTTGATGATTTCTGAGTGGCACTCCTGATTGAGGAAGTCGAGGTCATTCGTTTGCTCGATGGTGAGGTCTGCAGGGTCACCCTCGTAGTACATGTACACCTCAGCGTAGGTGTCTTCCTGTACAATCTTGATGCAGGTCTTGTCTGACCGAAAGTCCTTAAGCAGTTGGTCGATGTGCTTGTCTGCCTCAATAGGTGAGAGGAAGAACGTGCAGTCGGTGTCAGAGTAGCCCTCTTGCAGGCCCATCGTTCCGTGTATTACAGCGTATTGCTTCATGTAAATTGATTTGTGAATTAAACTTCGACGGCAAAGATACGACATTGAATCGCCTTTGTCAAGTCTTTTTTTGCAACCCTAAAGGGTTGAATAGAAGGGAGGTTGGGATTCGAACACAACTGCCACCCGTAGAGATTGTCGTATGTCGTTCGGCTTGCACGTCTGCAAGTGTACTGAGACACCGAACCAATCTCCGTGGATGTACGCACCGACTGCGCTCCCTTGAATGCAAACGCTCGTCTTTCCGAGCCGTCAGTCATTGATGCCCATACCGAGTTTTTCCAACTCCACTAACCCCCGAAGCGTCTCGGCTTGACTCATTGAGCTGGACACCCCACCACACCTGACTAGGTAATGTTTTACATGGGCTTCAGGGGTAATTCGTTATGCCAGTATGCTCCTGTCTTACTCATTGTCTTTTGTGCTTTTGTTTGACTTATTTTTGTCGTCCTTCTTGCGCTTGGGCATTCTCACGATCGCGATTGCCTCCCTGCCGATGGCCTTGTTGTGCATGTCTGCAAGCTCTTTTACGAGATTGAATTGTTCGCTCATGTCAAATCGAATGCTGTATCCTTGAATGCTTTTTCGAGGATGAGTTTGTTGTTTGCGTCTGCGTGATACCATGTGTCGATGAGTCGGTACATGAATCCACCGCAGTGCGTTTGGCGTTGTTCGAGCCGTTCGTGTTGTGTGCTTTTGTCTTTCATTTGTCTTTTGTTTGGGTTTTGAGGGGTGGAAGTGTGCTCCACCATACAATTTCTTCGTCGTGGATTCGGAAGCTGTATGATTCTTCGAGTGCGGAGTTCCATACGCTGTCCAACCACACTCCGTGGTCGTCAGGTTCGCCCTGTACATGAGAAGCAGTAAAGCCTGATTCTTGCAGTCTCTTGACTGCACGTTCGCATTGCTCTTGTGTCATTGCTCTTGGGGTTCAAGGGGTTTTACTCTATGGATTCTCCAATACCCCATGCCTTCGTAGGGGTTGCAGTAGCGTGCTGTCTTGACAGCCGCATCCATGTTCGGGGCTTCGAATGTCCACGTCATGCGGTCATCGCGGTCGTACCCGAACGTCACGACAGCCTTGTATTTCTTCATGTCAAAGGGTTGTTTCTGTTTAGCCAGTCAATGAGCAGTTGGTACGCAATGATGGCTGTGATTCCTGCGATGAGGTGCGTTGCGATGGTGAGTGTCATGTGCCTTGTGTTAGTCGTAGTGTCGTTCAACGGGCTTGCAGTCCACGCTTCCGTCGTGGCGCAAGAAGTACTCGTACTCCTCCCACATATCTGCGTTGATGGGTACGATGCCCCAACCCGTATTTCTCGATGAGTCGAGATTGTACTTCTCTGCGTCGAATGCGCTTGACCGCAATAGTTGTGCGAGTTTGTACTCGGGGTCATCGCCCCTCACCTTTGCGAAAGATTGGTTGAACTCTTGAAGCCAAGCAAGGGTAGCTTCGGGGTAGCCGTCCCAGTGCTTGTATGCTTTCACGGAGGGTTGTCCCTCCACAATGATGGTTGCTCGTGTTGCCATGTGATTGATTTTTTGAACTTCGACGGCAAATATACGACATCGAAGCAGGTTTGTCAAGAACTATTTTTTTAACCCTTTAGGGTTAGGTTTTCCAAATCTCATCCAATACGTAACGCCTGTTCCTCCACATGTACGCTATGTAGTTGTGCATGTGCCTTTCGTCGTCGAACTCGCGGGTGAGCACCCACGTGCCACCTTGCGGGAGGAAGAACTTGAGCGTAGCTTTCATGCGTTCTTGAATGATTCGAGCTTGTCCAACTGCGCTTCAAGGCGTGCCACTGCGGCGTCTGCCTGCCGTGCGATGCGCTCTTGCTCGCGGATAGCTCGCTTGGTAGATTCAAGTAAGGCGTCGATGCCTGACTTCAGCTCCGCGTAGTCGCGCTCTGCGGGGTCGAGAATGATGTTGTCGTTCATGCGTAGTAAATTGATGAAAAGTGTTCACGGACGGCTCTGCCGTAGCGGGTGTGGAAGCCGTAGCTGTGGGTGCCTGTCAGGGGCTCGTTTGCGAGCATGAAGCGAAGCACGTCCCAAGCGTCGAGTTCAAAGGCGTGTGCCGTTTCCTCCGTGGCTTCGAGAATCGTTTCAGGGTCGTGACGTAGAGTGCACCCAAGGTCGCGCTCCACGTAGTTGCGTATGTCTGTGGTGGTCATGTAGACAGGGGTTGAGGGGTTGAACTGCGATGGCAAATATACAACATTCATTTGCCTTTGTCAAGTTTTCTTTTCAAAGTCGCTGTGAATCAGTAACTTACATCCACCGATTGCGGATGGTCACCCATATGGTTGCCTGCAGTACGTGGCCGTCCACGTCAAGCTCACGGGCTACGCTCAGGCAGTCGGCCATGAGTACGCGGTACTGCGCAGGGGTACACGACTCCTTGCACGCCTTGGGCTTCTTGCTCGCGGTCTGACAAGCTCGAAGATGCCACTTGTCGATGGTCACAAAGGAGTTGTCTTGCTCGCCCACGTTACGTGCGAACGCATACGTCTTGGGCGACTTCTGCAAGATTTGGCGGTTGCCTTTGGCAATCTCGAACGCCTTGAGTTTGTTGGCGTTGTAGGTGCAGACCTTGACAGCCTCCGCAGGCACTCGATCGCGTACGGCCGCGAGGACGGCGCGTGCATCACGCTTGTTACGTTCCCACTTGTTGTTTGGGGAGAGGGCCGACACTACGCCCGCTGCGCATTCGCGTGAGACATTGAACTCCTTGGACAAGGCTTGCGCGAACGCTTGCGCTTCAGCGTACCATACGCTCCCGTCCATGCGCTCTGCGTCTGTGGCTTCGTGCCACCACTTGCGAAGGTTCGCACGCATTTGCTTGCGTGCTCGTGGGCATGATAGATTTTTCATGGGTGTTGATTTTCAGTGAATTAGAGGGATGCCGCCATGACATCCTCGTATGTGGACACGTCCACGTCTCCGAGCAAGCGCTTGAGTTCCGCTTGCTGTGTGGGCAGGAACATGCCGCCGTACGTGCCGTCGAACGCCCACTTGAGTGCCAGCTTGTGCGCTCGCTTG